ACGATTCGGGAAAGGCAACTGCTGGAGTCCATCCAGAAGTATCAGGATCAGAAGAACGGTCTATCTCTGGATGGTGTAACCCGGCGCACTGTAGAGAGCGAGGGAGTCAAAGGCAGCCGCTCCAAACAGGTGGAAACTACCACTCGAACCAGAGATGTTTTCGATGTTATTCAAAAGCTGCAAGCAGAGTTGACTAAGGTACAGAAGGAAAAGCGGCAGCACTTAAATGAACTGCGTTTACTGAAAGCTGAAAAATCAAGAGTAGAACATGAAATGGAAACGGGTATCTTGGCAGATGTAATCACCGAAGCGTGGGAGAGGAGAAAAACAAAGAATGAATCTGAAATCTGATGCTATCCTTTATTATGCAGATAACCCGGTTGATTTTGTTGAGGACATTATTCTTGCCAAACCGGACAGAAATCAGCGGGATATTTTGAACAGTGTTGCGAGATATCCAATGACCTCTGTTCGTAGCGGACACGGTATTGGAAAAAGTGCTGTTGAGAGCTGGCTTGTAATTTGGTTTTTAGCAACCAGACCATTTCCGAAAATCCCATGTACTGCACCTACCCAGCATCAATTATGGGATATTCTGTGGGCAGAGATTGCAAAATGGATAAGAAACAATCCTGCTCTTGCCCGCGATCTGATATGGACCAAAGAAAAAGTGTATATGAACGGGCATCAGGAAGAATGGTTTGCTGTAGGACGTACTGCGAGCAAACCGGACGCTTTACAGGGCTTTCATGCCCAACATGTTTTATATATCATTGACGAGGCGTCCGGCGTGAAAGATGAGATATTCGAACCTGTTCTTGGTGCATTATCTACTGAGGGAGCAAAGCTGCTGATGTGTGGAAACCCTACAAAGATCAGCGGCTTTTTTTACGATAGTTTTCATAAACATCGAGGCAGATATCATGCTATGCACATTGATGGCCGCAGCAGCAGTCGGGTAGATCAGGGTTTTATCGATACTATCATTGATATGTTTGGAGAGGACAGCGATGTTTTTCGCGTTCGTGTTGCCGGAGAATTTCCGAAGTCATTGCCGGACAGCTTTATCTTTGTGGAGTGGGCTGAAAAAGCAAGCGAGAAAGAAGCTCCTGATATTGAGGTTGTAAAAAGAATCGATATCGGTATTGATGTTGCTCGATATGGTGATGACAGCAGCGTTTTATCTCCAATTCTTGAAAAACAGGTACAAGAACAACCGGAAATATATCATCATAATGACACGATGGAACTCAGCGGAAGAGCTGTTCAGATGATAAAAAAGTACTCTCGTGAACATCCTTTTGCAGAGCTTTATGTAAAAGTCGACTGTGATGGTCTTGGCGTTGGAGTATATGACCGCTTGGTTGAATTGAAATCACAAATCGTAGAAGAGATTGAAAAAGAACGATCTCTTAAATATG